AGGTCCTAAGGCGTATTTGCCTGCAGTGACCAATGCTTCATTAGTTGGATTAAATGTAGGAACAGGAATTAATCCTTTATCAGGTACTTCCTGTAAGTAATTAATTACTGGTTGTACATTAAGCCTGCCGCCGCCTCCTTTGCCTTTACGCTTTGGTGAACTAGGTGCGACACCAAATGGTAAGTTACCTCCCAGTGCTTGATCTGCTTGGTTGTAAATAGAATTCAAACCACCATAAATTTTAGATCCTTGACGGATTGCACTGTTGAGTAACTGTTGAAAATCCACTATCTTGACTGTCTGTCTATTGACATTCTATCAGTCTTGTAGTAATACTCAGTCTCCAGGCCAGGGCTTAGGTCTTTCAACTTTAGACATCCAGTCTGGTTCTATTTCTTTGGCCTGATCAACCCAGTTGGTAAGGCTTTGATCCATTAAATCCATGTTTTCTTCTACCAGCCATTTAACTGCTGTTTGTCTTGTTGTTGCAATCTTTGCCAACAACGTTCCAATTTCTCTAAGCTCTTCTATAGAGGTACATTCATTAATGTGACGAATCATCCGTTCTTGCCAAAAACTATCTTCTGCACTCGTTTCTAGTTTTTTCATTAGATTAATTCGATTTCTTCCATTCTATTGACAATGAATAAAGAAACAACTGCAGCTGTTAAAGCAAGCGCCATCACTGCATTACTTGGAGGTGCAATCCTTATGACAGTTGGTAACCCGGTTGCATGGGCAGCTCTTACAGTTGCTACAATTCAGGTTGGCAGAACTGCTTACCGCAATGCCAAGCTCAACTCAAAACGCTACCACGACGATCAAGATCGGGTCGTCTAACTCAATTCAAACCTAATTCAAATGGCTCCAACACTTGAACTCAACGCAGCTCAATCTTTAATCTATTCACGCTCTAACATCAGGAGGGCCTTTAATGACTTTGACGAAACCAACATTGCGGGGATTTACCGCAGGAGTGATCACGTCCTCATTGTTCGCAATGATGGCACTGAGCAGTCCTACCCAATCCAACCAATCCAAGAACAATTTCAATCCTTTACTGGACGACTTAAAAACTTCTTTTCCTACCTCGGACCTAACTTCAGAGGTCCCAGCCTTTGGCGGCATAACGCTTACGTCATGTTCAAAGGTTGGTCGTACGTCCATGCCTGTGGTCCTTACACCACTTCTGCTCAGTTACAAGCTCGATGGGCCGATCGATTTATTCATCTGCCCACCGTCCCTCAACTAAATGCTGCTCTTAACTTCAATGAATTTGAACTTGGCCACATCGTTGCACCAAATGGATTAAAACTTCCAAAAGCATCTGTTGATCTTGATTCTGATTTCAGTGCACAGCAAGAAGTAGAAGCTGAAAATGAATCGCGGCCATGGTGCTCTTGTGGTTCATTTCAGCGTCAACTTAATAACTTGTCTGACTTCCAGGCTGAAATCACTGGCTATCAACCAACTTGCATTCATCTCACTTGGTTTCAAAAGTATCGTGAACTACTTACAAAACGTGCTGAGCTTCGGACAGCAATGCCTACACCAGATAAGTGTGTGGCTTGGTGGTACGCACCACCAGAAGATGCAACTTCGCAAGGTCGTTTTACCTTGTTACATACAACATCAGGTGCGCAATCACCTTTAACTCACTGGCGCACCTACAAACCCGGCAAACATTTCACAGCAGATGATGTCTGGGATTTGTTTTTCAACATGATGGAAGCGGGCTATGTCCCGTTTCCTGGCCAATCACTTCCTCAACTCGCTAACGCGATCCGCAAATCTAAAGCCAATGCTTGAATCAATCTTCGCAGCTGTCTTACCTGTTGCCAAAGATATCTTGATCACTGTTGCTGCAGGCCTTTTGGCTTATGCAATGAACAAACTTCAGTCTTATGTCACCTCTTTCTAAAAGATACAAATGACTCAAATCACTTCAACTAAACTCAAAGAGCTTTCAGTTATTGAACTGTACGCTCACTATGCTGCCCTGGAGCACTCTCTTCCTCTCCTCACTCCTGAATCCCAGGAGCTGGCGAAAGCAGAACTGGAGGCTTGCGCTTACTTACGGTCAGAAAAAATTGATCGTATTCATTACGCGCTGGCCACCCACGAAGATGCTATTGAACGCATCAAAAAAGAACAGGAGATGATCCTTGCTGCGAAAAAACATCACGAGTCTCAGCTCCAACAACTGAAAGGTTTGCTAAATTATCTTCGTCGTTCTCTTCCTGCTGATTCAAACAGGATCACAGGAAAGAATTACGAATTCACCCTAGTCAAAAAGAAAGAGCTTTCTGTTAATGTCTCCATCGATCCGGACCTTTGGGAGCCTGAACAAAGAGAATCTTATTGCTTACAAGAAGAAGTCCGAACAACCAAGCACACAATTGTCAGAACACTATCAGGTGAAACACTCGAAGAAAGTACTACCCCAAAGGTCACAACCAAAATCCTCCCAAACCTCGATGCAATCCGCAAGGCACACAATGATGGGCAGCAACTACCAGGGGGAGTTAAAGTACAACAAGAATATTCAATTCGAACAAAAAGGATCTATGGAAAGCAAATGGATTCACAAGCATCCATCAATTCCAGGGAGCTTCCTAGCCAAGATTGATCCTCCTAATAGCGCATCTGATGCTCACATCAAGCGCCAATGCCATGAACAGTCGGTCGATGATTTTAAATTACAAATTGAAATCATTGATCATGAGATGTCAATGCTTAGAGATTGTGATGGCAACTTGCTTGAGTACAACGAAGAAAACTTCGCTGATCTTGAAAACCGTAAATTAAAACTATTAATGTCGAAGCGGTTTCACCAGAACGCAGCTCATGCTTACTGGTACTCTGAGCATATGTTGACTTTTCCTGAGAACTAGTTATCGTAGTTTTGGGAATGCGTCTGAGGTCACCGTGCCAGCGGTGGCCTTTTTATTTGTAAGGTATTATAAAAATACAAAGCATTAAAAATTATGGATGAACAACTCACTAATCTAATTGCAGGCTTTACCAGTGATGGCACTCCTCTTGCTGCAACTATTGGATCAAAGATGGAATGGGGTGTTGTTGTCCTTACTGCTGCAATGCTGGCCAATGAGAACTTAGCTGCCTCAATGGATGCAGAAGAAATGGTTGATGCTTCTATTAATTATTACAATATTATTCAAGAACGCTTGGGCTATTACATGAAACAACAAACACATTCTCTTGAAAAATTATTGTGACAAAATTTGGGTTATTATATAAAACAGTAACTTACCTTTGGTAAAACTTTTTAATAGTGGAAGACAAAAAGCCAGTTGCCAGTGTTCGCCTTAGTCTTGAATTCGAGGCTATGTACGACTCTTTTGATGGCCGCACTTTATTTGAATTTGGTGAGCTTTTGGCTGATGAGCTTCATGAATGCCTGAATGATTTCAGGCAAGAAGATGTCATTGGCATTTTTTCTAAGGTAGAATCAGTAGACATTGTGGGTCAGTAATGCACTATGAAAATGCAAACTGAGTACTTAAAGAACTGGGACGTAAAAGCAGAACAGCGTAAAGCTGAGTTTATGGAGCATATGTATAAGTGCTCTGGTCGCACCAACGGTCTCTACACAGGATTATGGGAAGAGTTTGCTTTGAATGAAGCAGCTCCTTATTGTCGAGACATGTACTTTGAACGTCTTGAAGCGATCAAAGAATATGAATTGCAATTGAAGTTGCAAGAAGAAGCTGCTTTGAAAGAGGCAGAAGATTTTAAATTTGGCATTGAACAAGCAATCACAAATTTAAATCTCACAGAAGTTGAATCTAATGAGGGGGAGTTTGTTCCCACCCTTCACGATTAAATGGGTCTCTACCTCCAGCAACAATAGCGCACGCTCTTTTATAAAAAAAGCAATCTGTTTTACCAGCCTGTTCAAGGCTGGTTTTTACTTTTTGCCAATTCTCTCTTGTAGATTTGTCCATAGACGTTTCAAGCTGAGTTTGTTTTGAACTTTGTTTGCTTTTTGAATTAGCTTTTGGGCTTCTTCTCGTGACTCACATAGCTCAGCCTTTACATTAAGACGTTGCAATTTTTTATATTGTTTTAACGGTTTCATTGTTGATAAGCCGGGTTCTTTGTCGTCGCACCTAAATACCGTCATGACGGTATTTACGAAGCAGACGGTTTATTCTATTAAAAGTTTGCGTATTTGTTGCTTGCTTGTAATTGTTATATCTACTTTAGAATACAAAATATCCATACAGAAATAAGATCATGTTTAGCGGGATGACGCCGGACATAATTCAAGAGCCCTCTAGTCGGGAGCCAGAACCAGTAAGCAATGAGCCACAGCCCCAAAGTAAACGTGAACCCGTAGCTCGACTGGCTAATGAATTGATCAATCTTACGAGCCAAGCTGCTCATCTGATGATTCAATCTCACTTGATACATTTGAATTTCGAAGGACCACAATTCCTTGCGGTACACAAGTTCACCAAGAAACAATATGAAAAGCACCAGGAAGAACTTGACACTTTGGGTGAACTCGTTAGGTCTCTTGATTTTCTTCTCCCAATGTGTGAAAACGGATTGATGAAAGCCAATAAAAAACTTGAGCATGTCAAAGCCTATGAAGGACCTGCGATGCTCATCACTTATTACAAAAACTTAGAAACCTATGGCATGGACGCAAAACGTGTCGGTGAGGTTGCCAAGAAGATCAAAGCACCTGATGTAGAAAATTATTGTGCTGAATTAGTTGGTGAATGTTTTAAATCAGCTTGGATGATTAAAGCTGTTTTACGTGGCTCTTGATTGATCTTCTGCATGTCCTCCAGAAATAGAGGTGGACGATATGGATGAGAGCGTTTCACTTTTGGTTTCAATCAAATATTGAGCCGCTCTCTCCATTCTCTCAGGACTATCTTTAAATAAACCTAAGCCTTTATTGCAATTAGGGCAAAGCAATCCTCGTATCTCACCTGAGTTATGGCAATGATCAACAACTAAACCAGGGCTTTCAAGATTACAAATCTTGCATCGACTATCTTGACTTACAAGCATTTCATTGTAATCAACTAATGTCATGCCGTATCTATATTTTAAATTCGCTTCCCTAGAGGCCAAAACATAATTTTCCTTTAAAAAATAATAACAAAAAAAGCGGGTGATTAACCCGCTAAATATTCCGTAACCGTTGTTCTCTTCGAAGACGTTGTGTAAACGAGAATTAATAAGGCTGTCGACTATGGCCTCGTTTGAAATAATACAACGTCATTTGTACTTTTTGGTGATTTCACTTTCGAATTTAGAGACGAGATCATCCAAGTTGCCCAGGTGTTCCAAGCGATGGATCTGTTCACTAATAGCTTGCACCATCAAAGCTGATTCAGTACGTGCTGCAAAAGCCAAACCTTCACGCAATGAACGTACAGCTTCGTCAATTGATTCTTGTACCTGGGTAGAGACTGCCATGTTTAATCCTTTGATTGCTCCCGACGATAAGGGATGTTGTTTTTAATTAGATGATCCTCGTGAAGATCTGCTTCCAGGTCTTCATAATCATCCCATGCAAGTATTTTACTGCCCTCTTTTTTTGAGTCGAGGTAGTAAAACCGCACCATGTTTTCCGGTTTATTCATCTCGCAGACATCGAATGTAAATGATACAAAGCAATCATAATGTCGAAAACAGAAAAAACTAAAAATCCACCAAGAAATAATTTAATCGTTACATCAAATCCTTTCATCAGCCTTCATTCCAAAGCCAACCGATTTGGTATAAATCAAACACTGGCTTTTTGCCAAGTGCTTCTAGCATCTCGTAAATCAAACGTCCTTTACCAAGACGAATCAACTTTCCAGTATCAGGATGTTTCACCATGATATTGTCATCAACAACAATAAGAGAATTTGGATGCAAGGCATTGCGGACAGCAAATAGTTCTTTTAGGTGATGCCCAGCGGGCTCACCGTCTAATGCCCAATTGCCATTAGGAATGTTGTATGAATCTAAATATAAAAGATCAATTTCTTTATTAAACGTACCAAGATATGCAACTGAATCTGAGTTATATACCTGAGCATGTTCTGTTGCACTACGAGCTAAGTCACATGCTTTTGGATCAATGTCAACAGAGTATAATTCTCCGCCAAAACAATTGACATAGGCATCAAACAAAAGAGTAGAGCATCCATCACCTTCAAAATTATTTTCTTCTCGATAAGTACCTGTCTCTACAATGACAGGATTTTTAATTTTTTGAAGATGATCAAAGATGTAGCGGAATCCTTTGGCTCGTGCCCCCAGGCGTATTTGTAGTTCTGGAGTAAAATATTCGCTCCAAACTTTAGTCATAGCTACATCTAGTCAATATGGGTTAGTTTAACCTTAAAGGATAGGAAGGCGACAATTTTTTACAAAATGGCAACACCAATCCATCCTCCGATACCAATACCAACTTCAATTTCAATTCCTACGCCAATACTAGAACTCCCTCAGATACCTCAAATTCAATACATCAAGGTTCCGACTAGACCACAAAAGGAACTGCCTACGCCAGAACCTAAAATTGAAAAACGCAAGCCACTTGAAGCCGAATCTCTTTTGCCACCAAAAGAAGTTCCAATCAACATACAAGATGTACAAGATTTAATTGAAAGGAATCTTAAAGAAGTTATACAAAAAAAGCAGGTACTTCCTCCTATTCCTCGCATAGATCCAACCGTTAATAAAATTACAATTCCAATCTTTGATGCTGAGTTACCTATCCCTTCAAAAGAAGTCATGACAACAGCTACATTCACAGCGGGTGCTGCCAGTGTCGCTTCTGTAGCTGGAACATTGGCTGCAACTGCAATTTTTAAACGTGTAGTTCAAATATTAAAGCCGGCTTTTACTTTTGTTTTAAAGAAGACTGCTCATCTTCACGGGAAGAAGCAAGAGAGTTACGGTAGGCGTCGATTGAGACAACGTCTGAACAGATTGAATAAAACGGAGACTTAGGATGTATCATATATCCTTTTTCATATATAGAAATACATTCTTTAATACGTACTAATTCGTAATCCAATCGACTCTTCTCTAAACTTTTTCTGGCTAGATCTTTACACAATTCAACTGCATCCATATCTAATGGAAATGAAATCGAAACTTGGCCCCCAAAGTTTCGATTCTTTGTGAATACAGATGTGTCCGTTTCTGTTTGCAAATAATAAGGTGTAATACTCATAACAGGACCATTGCAATAATGGTTTTTGCCATAGCCCTGAGTACTAAGGGAGCCTTGATTAATTTGTACTGCTTGATTAGCTACTGATCCACTAATAGCAGCCTGTGGCTGAGCTGAAATACTTGTTGTGCCTTCAGCAAATACAGGTGTGCCAATTATTGAGAGAAGACAGAGAGCGTATTTGTAGTAGCTGTTGTAGTAATTGTCCTTGTGATATCTTCTGTTTCTACGATGCCAGCGGAACGCGTTACTGTTTCTAGCTGCCAGGGGAGTGAAGTATCGACAATTGAAAATGTTGTGGAGGGATCTGAGATAGGTCCTGATGCCGACACGTTGTCTCCTTTCCATGTCGTAACTGCTCCACCAAAACGCTCAATCGAAATTGTTTCATTAATGGTTTGACTTGAAGTAACAGTTTGAGTCATGCTTCCAGTTGTAAAATTAGGAGTGACTGACTGCGCTCTAGCAGAAGGAACAACAAGTGCAAACAACAAGAATAAAATTGATTTCATCTAAACTATAGCCAACTCTAATTTATTCTAAATAGAGTAATATATGCAGGAAAATAACTCTAAAAGGTTAAAAGATTTTATTTCTTCTGTAGTACCTATGGCCGTACTAGGTTGGGCGCTTGCCATTTTGACTGCAAGTTATTTTGGAGTTGCTAAAAATATTGATAGTGCATTTATTAGTAGTCTTGTAACTACAGTTTTAGCTAGTTACGGTGTTTCTAGAAATATTTCTGACAGATCTAACCGCCGCTAAAAACTAGGGTGGGATAATAGTTATATAGATTTTAACAAAAAGATATGTCCGGTCCTATTTATTTTGACCCAAGCAGCCATGCGATGTTTAATACCGTCAAAGTTCAAACTTGCAGCGGTCAACCACTTGAAGTAAATCCAAATCCAATTAATAATCCCGGAGCATCTACGGCATTTGGAGAGTATTCTTTTGAGAGTATTACACCTGTTTTTCAATTAGATGGACTTTATGGAATTAATGATGTTGATAACTTTCAATTAAATAGCGCATTAAGCGGTTCGCAATCTGTAGATAGTAACGGTTTGATGTCAGTCTCTACTGGCACTACTGCGGGTTCTTTTGCAACCTTGCGTTCGAAACGAGCCATTCGTTATCGACCAGGGCAGGGCTCAATGACCCGTTTTACAGCGATGTTCCCAAATGGTCATGTTGCTGGCTACCAGCAGGTGGCTGGTTATTTAAATCAAAGCGATATTATTGGCATTGGTTATAACTATCCCTCTGATAAAACTAGCTTTGGCATCTTAAGACGTAGTGGAAGTAAAGGAGAAATCTATAAAGTTTCTATTGGAGCAGGAGCATCAGGTGCAGAAGTAGTACGAATCACGCTGAATGACGTTGTTTTTGACGTTAATGTCACAAGTGGTACAGCAGCTTTTAATGCTGCGGAATTAGCAAGTGCTTCTTACACACGATGGATTGTTGATGTTGTAGGAACAAATATCTACTTCCTCTATAACGGTGGTCCAGGTGATCTAACTGGTACCTTTGCTTGTGAAAATACAACTCAAGGCGGCACTTTAACTTGTACCGGTACAACTTTAGAAAACGGTACTGCTGGAAATGATGAGTGGGTTTATCAAACGGATTGGAATGTAGATCAATTAGACGGAACCGGCCCGTCTAGAATGACATTAGATCCGACGAAATTAAATGTTTTCCAGATTGATTTCCGCTGGCTTGGAGCAGGCATCATTCGTTGGAGCATTGAAGACGAAGCTACAGGTAATTTAATTCCTTTCCATATCCTGCATTACGTCAATAAAAACATAAAGCCGCATGTTTCAAATCCTTCCCTGCGAGTTGGATATGGCGTTATTAATGCAGCGCCCGCTGTTGGCTCTAATACTGACGTTGTTGTTAAAGGCGGCTCCATGATGGGTGCAATCCAAGGGCAGATTGCAATTAACCGTACCACTAGAGCTGTTTCAAATGAGCTGAATAATTTAAGCGCTACGGATATACACCATGTAATTAGCCTGAAGAATGATCGCATCAATGAAGATGGGACCAATGGTAAATTAAATCAACGTGAAGTTATTATTCGGACACTTGCAGTAGGTGCTCTTGCTAATGCTGGTAACCTCGCAACTTTTTATATTTACAAAGGAGCAGCTATCACTGATGGTGCGGTAACACCTGCTGATGTTGACCTCCAGTGGACTATTAGTACGGGCAATGCTTCCTCTGCGATAACAACAGGAGAATATAAAGCAAATAGCGGGGAATTGATAACTTGCGCTATTGTTTCTGCTGATACATCGGCCAATATTGATATGACTCCGTATCGAGTGATATTAGCTCCTCTCGAAACAATGAATGTTTTTGTATCCTGTCCGGCACAAGTCTCGCCTATAGTTAGTCTTACTTTCGTTACTGAATAAATATGTTACATTGCGGGTAATATATACCGCACAAAATGGCTAATAAGCCAGTAGATAAGCCGGAGTTGATGGATGAAATCAACAAAACGGCAGCACGTATAACACTTAATGGCAGAAGGCATTACACAACCCCGCTCGCAACGGGGCCTGCGCCTTCTGTCACTACAATTATTTCGCAGACAGCATCAGAAGCTAATAAGAAAAAGCTTGAGATGTGGTCCAAGGCAAACCCAGGTGTTAAAGAAAAGGCGGCAGAGCGTGGCACGGCAATCCACTACGGCATGGAGTGCTATCTCAAAGGAGATAAAAGTCCTGAGATCCCAAGTGAGTACGCGGAATTTTGGGAAGGCATGCCAAAAGTTCTTGATCAGTTCTCTGAGGTTTTGTGGGCGGAGTCTCCTGTACTTGATAAGTTTAATTTCACTATTGGCTCTGATGACGTGGCTCGTGTCTGGGGTTGCGATGACAAAGGCAGGGCTTGGGCTGGTGCTCCTGACATCATCGGTGTTGCTAATAACAAACTTACCCTTGCCGACCTCAAGACTTCCGTCAAACCGTATGCCCGACGCTGGCCGTCCCATTTGGAAAAGGGATCCCAAGAGTGGCGAGATCTTTTGGGCGGACACCTTAAATTCAAAAAAACGTGCAAGCAACTTGCTGCTTACGATCTTGGGATTCAACAAACACTGAACATCAAAGTTCAACAAGCTGCTATTCTTGTGTCAACTCCTAATGGCACGCAGATCTTTAAGATCAGCCGCAGATTCCTCGACATGCTTCACGAGGATTGGCTCAAAATTGTTGCTGAGTATTACAAACAAGTAGAAGAACTTGGAGAGTATGACCCAGATCTCATCCCCTGAACCCGAAAATCCCTGCTTTTGTCCTTTAAAAACAAAGGCAAAAAGCATTGTGGATTGTGCTTTAACCATCGTCCAAGATAACTTGGAATGGGAAGAGCACTTTGGCTTCGACGCATTTGAGCTTTCGCTTGATCCTGTTCTTCAGTTGGAGCCAGCTTTGAAGGCTGTTGATGACAAGCACAAAATACAACGTATCGGTATCTTGCGTACACATGCAAACAGCATGTATGACTGGCATGTTGATGAATTTAGATTGTCTTGCATCAATTTATTAATTAGCCAAAAACATCACAGTCATACGTTATTTGGCATGCAAAGGAACTATGCCAACAAAGTGATTACTGAATTGAAGTATAAGCCAAATACTTTTTATTTATTTAATAACCAAATTCAACATTGTGTAATTAATTTAGACGGGCCTAGGTATTTACTTTCTTTATACTTTGAAGAAGAAATACCTTTTATTAAGTTAAAAGAAAAACTCGTTGATTTGATTTGATATGGATTTCACCGCTATTGCAGGTCCTCTCTTAAAGGACATAATTAAAGCTATCAAGAAATGGCTTAAAAAACTTTGGTTCGAATCCAAAATGAAAGCTCGTCTTAAACGTATCGAATGGGACAATACGCGAGAATATTACCACGAACTTAATGAAGACTTCGAACCTGTCTACAGAGAATACGAGCCCAAAGATCCCAAGTCGGAAGCCGCAAAGCTAGGTGGCGCAATGCGTCTCACTGCAAAACATCATAAGTCTTATGAGTCTGAAGAAGACTTAATGGATGCTTATAGCCAAACGGATTTGTAACCCTAGACTGAAGAGAGTTCAACTCAACCGCCATGGCTGACATCTACGTAGGTGTTGGCGAATGGATGGTGTCTCTCAAGCAGCACATGCACAATGTGTCAGCGAACGATACTATTCATTTGCCAACTCAAATGCATCTTCATGCATTTAATTTATTACAAGAGTCAGATTTCATCGGTAAAGAGTTTAAAGTAGATGTTCTAGGTCACCCGCTAAAGAATGGCTGATATCAATTTCTCACTAAAGCCGGGTGAAATTAATCTTGATTTCATCCCTCTTGATTGGCCCTTAACGCCATTAGGCGGCAAAAAAGACGCATACATTTCCGGATGGCAAAATAATCCATGCGATAAAGCCAGAATTGCTGAAGAAATCGATAGCGAACGCTGCAAAGCTGTAGGCGTTATTGGTGGTCCGGTTTACAACAACCCTTATGGGTTGGCATGGGTTGATATTGATGGTCCCAGCATCTATGCCCTTATTGAAAGCTTGTCGGGCAAGTCATTTGATGAGGCTATGTCCCCCACGCTTACCATTCAAAGTGGTCGAGAAGGAAGAGAACGTCGTCTTTATATTGTCAAAAAAGAAAATTGGCAACATATTGCACGTAACAAATACCGTTGGTATTCGGAAGAAAACGCAGAAGACAAGCTTGAGCTGCTTTGGGAAAGGCATCAAGGTGTCCTTATGGGCGCTCACCCCGATACAGATGGTTATTTCACTAAAGAAAATTTAGGTTTTGAATGGGCATCTAAATTGCCTGAAATGCCTGCATGGTTGCTTGAATCAATTAAAGATAAAAATAAACGTCAAGGTAAGCCTGCAACAGAAACAACTAGGCTCGTAGCCGCAAACTTTGCCATTAATTCACAAGTTTCTGTCGAGCGTGACATGCAACTTGCGAAAGAAGCAATGTGGGCTTTACCTGTTGAAGCGGTCGATGATTACGATATTTGGATCATGATCGGCCAGTCGCTTCATCAACTTGATGAAACACTACTAGAAGAATGGGATAATTGGTCCCAGCAGTCAGATAAATACCGTCCTGGTGAATGTCATCGTCGTTGGCTTTCATTTTCTAAAGCTGGCGGTCGTACCCTTGGTTCCCTTATTCACGTTGCTCAAGAGCATGGTTGGAAGCCAAGCCAAGAATACCGTGCCATGAATGTTGACGACGATTTGCTTGAACAGCAAGCAGCTCAGTTAGCAAAAATAGAAAGCGAAATTCTAGAACCCGTTTCAGACTCAGTCCCCACTCCGACCTTGCCTTTCTCACCTCCTTCCGTTTCTAAAACGACCAACAAAAGCAAAAACAAAAAAGAAGAAGACAAAGAACCTAAGGTTAAAAACCCAACATCTAGTGAAATAGCTGAGATTCTTGCTGCTTATTACAAGGGCAACCTTGTTTATAGCGAGCCGCATGCTCAGTTTTATATCTATGGGCATGAGTCGCCAGGGCTTTGGTCTGCTCTGTCAGAACTTGAAATGCAACATCAGTTGCAAAACATGTTTAGGTACTGGCGTCATTCAGAAGAAGAAAACATTCTGCCCAGGGGGTATTCAACCAACCTGATTACAGAAACCTATAAACACCTGCAAACGATCGTTCCATTTAAAGAATGGTATGACGACAATAACCATCTTCTCTTTACAAACGGTGTTCTTAAAATTGATACCTTAGAACTTTTGCCTTTTGATAGAGAGCTATATATCAACCAGCAACTTCCCTACGCTTATGACCCAGGGGCTAGTTGCAACAAAATTAAAAACTGGCTTTCTTTTACCCAGTGGGGTAATGAAGATCGTGTTCAAGTCTTGCGTGCTTGGCTAAGGGCAACTTTGCTTGGTGCTTACGATCTACAAAAGTTCGTGGAAATTATTGGCCCTGGCAAATCAGGTAAATCAACTTATGCAAACCTCTGTGTGGCTCTTGTTGGAAAATCCAATATTCATGCCAGTGACTTTGAAAATCTCGAACGTGGGCGATTTGAAGCTGGTTCCTACATGGGTAAAAAGCTCATCGTTCTTCAAGACCAAGACCGTTGGGGTGGTTCTGTTGCCAAACTAAAAGCCATCACTGGTGGTGATTGGATTCGTCCTGAGCGCAAGTATCAAAAAGATATTGATGCTTTCCAGTTTCATGGAGTCGTGATGATTACGGCAAACGAATCTATCCAGTCCACTGACTACACCTCTGGTTTAGGGCGCCGTCGTCTCACCATTCCATTTGATCGTGCATTCACTGGTAATGCAAAAGAACAACGTGAGCTAATTAAGTTCAACACCAAAGGCGAAGCCGGTGGTGAATTTGCTATCGAACTGCCTGGTCTTGTGAACTGGTTGCTTCAGATGCCGGAGGATGACATGCGTGATTACATCCTTCATTCAGGTGACAAGGTTGAGTTCTTTAAGAACTTTGAAATGCAGCAACGTGTTAGCTCAAACCCAATCCTTGATTGGATGGATCTCCATATCGTATGGGATCGCGGAGAAGCAACTCATCTTGGCATTAAAAAGTTGACAATGCCAGGTTCTTCTAGGCGTTATCAAGCATCAGAAAAGAACCTTTATCCCTCCTACTGTGAGTTCTGTGATAATGCTGGTGTCAACAGTGTTGGTCGTAAACGTTTCCAACTACTTGTGATGGACATTGTGCGTAACCAGCTGCGGTTGCCCATTTCAAATAAAACGAATACGAATGGGCGTCCTGGCATGTTCTTCCATATTGCAGTAAGGGAGTCAAACCCTACGCGTTACGTTGATTTCCCATCAATTATTGATGTCGCCGCAAACAAAGAACGGTATTCCGATATGTTTAAGGATATGCACGTATAAAAAATCGTGTAACATTAATGCAGAAATTTTATTGCATTAATGTCTGAAAAGAAAAAAATCTTGTGGTCGGCAGATGTTGTCGCAAAAACAGGATTTGGTCGCGTTACTGAAAATCTTATCGAGCGACTGAAAGATCAGTATGAGATTGTTGTATTAGGCAATAACTGGTGGGGTGATCCCACGCCTTTCCAACAAACCTTCAAAATGTATCCGTCATCAAATCGGTTCGCTACCGAACCGTTTGGTGTTCAACGCATTCGTGAAATTGTCGAACTTGAGAAGCCTGATATTGTCTTCGTCAATAACGACATGTGGATTGTCAATAGTCTCTACGAACAAATTAAAGACTTGCACCAGGCAGGAAACTTTAAATTCGTAGCTTATATGCCAATGGACAGCTACGGCTGGACTGGTGCTATTACTGATCACATCAATGAATGGGATGAACTGATCTGCTACACCGAATTCGGTGCAAAAGATTGGCAAGCCTGGGGCTGTAAAAAAGGTGTATCTGTAATCCCCCATGGTATTACGGATGGTCAGTTCTATCCGCTGAACAAATCCGAATGCCGCAAACGGCTTGGATTGGATGACGAAAGCTTCGTAGTTCTTAACGCCAATCGGAACCAAGCTCGCAAACGAATTGACATCACCATTGATGGATTCGCACGTTTCGCAGTAGGTCGCCCAGATGCGGTGCTCTATCTCCACATGGGCTTGAAGGACCAGGGCTGGGACATCATGAACCTGTTTGGCAAGGAGATGCGTCGCAATGGACTTGATCCCAATGGCCGTA